TGTCGATCGGCGGAATTTTCAGCAGGCTTTATGAGTGAGACGGGCACCAGGCCACGCGCGTACACACTGGGTGGGTCATCGATCCATCGCGGAAGCCACACGCCACTCGTAGAAGGCCAGCGGCTTACGCTGACGATTCGTGAGCTGCCATCTCTCTCGTTTGCCGCGGCGGCCTTCATATCAATGAAGAAAGCCGAATCCTCATAAATTCCGTTGAATGCCTTCCACAGCGCGGTGAGACGCTGCTGGCCGTCGAGAAGATGCTCGGTGCAACGTTCCGTGGGGCTGGGAGCACCCTCAAGCGGACGTGAAACAAAAACTTCCGAGTCCCCCATTTCCATGATCAATGCCGATCCAATCGGGAGATCCCTGACCACGGAATCCAATACTGCAACGATGTTGGCACGATCCCAAGCCTCATGCCGCTGGAACCGCGGAAGCCGCAGCTGCCCGCTCCGGATCTTGTCGAACCAGTCCTCGAGATTTCGGTTGAAAGCCTGCATGGTCTATATCGCCCAGTTGAACTCACGTCAGCGCAGATTGGCCTCTATTGCCACGAGAATGAGGTAGTGGCCGCATAGATTCTAACCGCTATGCGTCAGCGTCTAGCGAGAGCAGGGAAACCGATCAAGCCTTTCTGCTTGGAACCGAAGAACATGATTCTTCAAGTACTTGCCTTTCTTCCCGCAACGAGGCTCCCTCGAGTCCAGGTGGACTATCACGCATCTCACACCGCGAGGATGCGCGAGAGCTCGTGCATCGCCCGGTCCATGATCGCGTTGCCCGACTGCTCGAAGGTCTCGAGGGTCTCGCCCCTGACCATCTCCTTCGGGATAGACGGGCCGAACATCCGCTGGATCGGGAAGCGCTTCTTCGAGGTTCGGTGGAAGACGTTGCCGCCGTACTTGGCTATGATGAAAGCGGATCGATAGGCTTGGTGCTTGCCCCAGACCTTGGCGCGGACGCCGTAGCTGAACTGGGATGGCTTGAACAGTCGGAGGGGCAGCTCCTTGCCTGAGCCGGATATGATCGTGCGGAGGTTCCGCTGGCTCGAGGACCGGAAGGCCATCGAGCCTGTGATCATGAACGGCGGAATGTCTGTCTGCTTGCGCAGCGCGCGCTTGACCGCGGTGAAGCTCTTGCGGCCCTCGTGGTTGAGGGCCCGCGAGAAGGCCAGCGCTGCATCGCGTTCGCCGACACGCTGGATCATCGCCTCAAAACGGATTCGGGTTTGGTCGAGTTCCTTGAGGACGATCTGCATGGGCGAAGACTCCCAGATGGCGACGGAGCGGAATGGCGGGCGCACGGCACAAAATCGAAACGGCCTTGCGGGAGCTTGCAAGGCCTGCGGGCGGTCGGAGCGGAATGCGGGAAGATGACGTTTGGTACCCTGTTTATGCTGGCGTGACAATCACTAGTGATCGAGATTTTTTACCTCTCCCTGTCATCGCGCCCGGAAGACCCGCCGTGTCCAGGCGGCACGTAACGGATCAGGATATCGGTTTCCTCGTGAATCCAGCTCGCCTTGTCGCGCAGCAATCCCACCATCGAGGCGCGTTGGCGCTGCCGCCGCGGGTCGGTGGCGAAGCCCCACAGCACCGCCAGCTGCTCGAGGCCAGTGCGCAGCTGGTGCTGCACGGCGTTGCGGTCGACGCGCGCCGAGGAGTGCCGCGCGATGGCCGATCCGTGGAGGCCACCGCACACGATGGCGATGACGATCCTGTAGACCTGCCAGCCGAGTAGCGACTGCGCCTCGCGGAGACGGCGTCCGGCGCGCATCACAGCCTCGGGAATCCCGTCGTCAAGCCGTCCGCCATCGACCCTCTCCGCTCCCAGGTCGATCGCCCTGATGCCCCGGCTGGCGAGCGTCTCGTGGGCGGCGCGCAGGAGCTCGCCCGCCTTCAGTTGGTCGGCGTCGATTTCCTGGCGCTGGAACATCCGCAGCAGCGGGTCGTGCCGGAGGTTGGCGGGCACGGCAATGAGGTTGCCGGGATCGTAGGGATCCTCGACGGTGCGTGACGCGATCTCGCGGGCGCCGTCGCAGCCAGGTGCTGCGGCAGTCTGGCGAATGCGGCGGGTGCGGCGGCGATTGATGCGTGGCATGGGCGGCCCTACTGGCTGACGGTTGCGCGGAAGAACCGGGCCCGGCGGCGCGGCTGGCTGGAGGCGAGGCGGCGAAGTGCTGCGGCGATCTCGGATTTCTCGGCGTGGAAGCGCTCGGGGTCGCGGTGGTGCGGCACGTTGCGCTCGACCCGCGCGGCGAGATCGCGAAGGGCTTCGTCGACGGTGTCGGTATCGTCGGTCACGATGCGGGCCTCCAGTGGGCATATTCGATCCAGCCCTTGCCGTCCCCAGGCTCGATCAGTTCGGGCGGCACGCGGCAGCCCGGCGTGTTGGGGGCGGGTCCCCACTTGGGCGTATCCCAGGCCCTGATTTCGCGGGCGAAGGTCATGCGCTTCGGCCAGCCGATGTCGGCCACCTCGGCTGCCGCCTGAGGCCGTGGAGCGGTTCTGGCGCTGTCGCGGTCCTCGACGATGCCGGGGACGAAGAATGCCCATCGCGAGATGGGTTTCGTTCGCCGCGCCAGCTGCCTCCGGATCGAGGGGACGATTTCGGTCCGGAGGTCGTAGCCCTGCCGCATGAGGGCCACGATCGGCGCGATCACCGGATCGACCGCGACGGGATGCGATCCGAGTTCCGCGATCTGGCGCAGCGCAGCGTCAGCCTCATCGAACACCTCGCGCGCGGGCGGCGGCTGAGCTGGTGGTATTGCTGATGATGATTCTGGCTTTTGGCTATTGGCTCTTGGCTTATGGGTGTTAACCCCGGGGTTATCCCCCGGGTTAACCCCCTGGGAATTTTCCTCTTTGTTTCTGATACTTGGATTACCTCCCAACTTGCCGTTTTTCTTGCCCTCGGAAGTCCTTTTCGCGTCGCGTACCATCCTCCGGGAATAGATCCTGCCGTTGCGGTCACGGGAGAACACGCCGTTTCGCTCAAGCTCGCCCATGAGGGTTGACGCATCCGTCTCACTGATGCCGGTCATCCGAGCAGCATCCGAGATTGACAGCGCCTCGCCTCGTATCGCGAGAAAACCGATCGGGTCGTGCTGTGCCATGAAGCAGAGCAGGTCTATCCAGAGGCCTCGTGCGGCAAGCGAAGAGCGCCTGAGGCCAGGGTCGCTCAACCAGTCGTTCCAGTAGAATTTCGTCCACACCGTTCCGCTCACGGCATGTCCCTCCGGTTCCTGTCCAGATCCCGGATCACGGCGCAGGCGATGTCACAGAACAGGTCGACGGTGCCGGTCGGCCCGCCACGGTTCTTCTCGACGATCACCTCGATCTTGTTCCTGACGACTTCCAGACGCTGCCGGCGGACGGCCTCCTTGTCTGGATCGTCCTCGCGCTTCGAGAGGTAATTGGCCTCGCGATAGACAAACATGACGACGTCGGCATCCTGCTCGATGGCGCCCGACCATCTGAGGTCCGAGAGGTTCGGCCGCTTGTCCACCCGGCTTTCCACCTGGCGGGAGAGCTGCGAGAGGCCGATGACCGCGCAGTCCAGTTCCCTGGCGAGGAGCTTGAGGGCGGTCGAGATCTCCTCGGTCTCGGCGACCTTGTTGCCGGCATAGGCGCTGGTTGCCTTGATGAGGCCGATGTGGTCGATGAACAGCACCTCGAGACGCTTGCCGCGGGCCTCCAGATGACGCGCGCAGGCCTCGGCGCGGGCCCTGATGTCCGCAACCGTCAGGCCGCCCTTGTCGGAGAAGAACAGTGGCAGCGCTTCGAGACGCGGCATTTCCCGGTGGACCGCCTCATCATTCTCCACGAAACCGGCTTCAGCGACGGCGTCAGGAGAAACCTCGCGGTACTCGACGCGGCCGGAGACAGACCACGCCAGCGAGCAGAGCGCCATGGTGGTGAGTTCATCCTTCCCCATCTCGAGGGCGCAGAACATCGCGGCATGGCCGTTGGCCGCCGTTGCCAGCGCCGCCGACAGGGCGAAGGTGGACTTGCCCATGCCCGGGCGTCCCGCGAGGATGTACAGCCGTCCCCGGCGCCATCCGCCAATCAGCTTCGAGAGGTCCGCTAATCCGGATCGGGCATGGCTGTTTCCGGCGCCGCCGGTCCGGTAGGCCTCGGACAGGACCTCGATGGTTTTCCGTGCCGCGGCTCCCGCGCTCTCGGTCTTGTCGCTGCCGCCGGCGTCCGCCTGGTTCAGGCGCTGCATGGCGGACGTGATTTCCGCAGCCTCGCCGGTATCTCCCGCGGCTATGGCCTCCGCGAGGTCTTGAGCAAGCCTTGCGCTCTCGCGCTGTCTCCAAACCTCCACGATCTTGTCGGCATAGCCCGGCGCGTTGACCGTGGTGATGACGTTCAGGAACAGGCTGCAGATGTAGCGCACGCCGCCCAGTTCCTTCATGGCGGCGTCGTCACGGAAGCGGGGCACGAGCGAGAAGCAGCTGGCTTCCCGTCCGGCATCGATATCCTCACCGATCGCCACCCAAAGCCTGGCATGGAGAGGCTCGAAGAAGTGTTCTGGCGCGATCCGGGCGCGGACCAGACCGTAGGCCTTGTTGTCGTGCAGGACGGCGGCGATCAGGGCCTGCTCGGCCTCGAGGGCGTGGAACGGCTCGTTGTGGGCTTCGGCGTGGGTCACCTGCATGTTCACCGGCGCGTCTCCTTCCGCATGGCCCTGGTGGAGAGGATCTGCGCGACCACCTTGTATTCGAGGCGGGTGATGGAGCAGATGGCGTTTGGGAGGTGTCCGCGGGCCTCGAGATCGAGGACGCGGTCGCGGTGGCGCTCGACCAGCGCGGCGAAGGACACAGGCTCCTGCTTCCCGGCGCCGGGTCGCGCTGGCTTGTCCGGCGTCTTCTTCTGTGGCTCTGCTTGTCCATCCGGCTTCGTGGCTGGCTGTTTGGCCGACTGTGCAGGACGGCGCAGTTTCGCCGGCCGCCGCGCCTCCGCCTGCTCCGCGCGCACACCGGGCGGGCAGGCAGCGAGCACGACAT